CACTTTGTCCTACGATAGGGCAACGAAGTTCGAGCACTTGGCGTACAACGTTATCGCAATGCCACAGCGCGAATGGTCCGCGCTCGCACTTGCAGCGTGACCCATGCAATCCACGCTCTATTTCACTGGACGTTCGTTGCGCTGCTCGTTGTGGCGCTCGTTGTCGCGGGTCTCGTGCTGCTCGCTGTGCAACTGGTTCGGTGGTTGTTCGGTCCTAAGTAACTCGCCTGCTGGCTGGCGACAATAAGCCAGCACTTCCTCCTATTCGGCGCCCTGCGGGGCGCTTTTTTTTTGCCTGCTGCAGACCGGCGCCTCGAGGGGCCAATGGCTGCAATACCGGGGCCTCGAGGGGCTGCTGCTCCCGGGCCGTAACCATATCTCAGACCGCGTAGGATGCCCGTGACGGGCCGAAAAGTAACCCTGCTATATCAGTACTACCCTAGGCCACAAAAGGCCGTGACGGCGATTTGAGGCGGTAGGTAAGTAACCCACTAGCGCACTAGGTTTTTGTGGATAATTCGTATATGAAAAACTTATCCACAGGCATATAAGTATTTCATTATATTCGAATGGTCGTGTATTAGTTTTTTATAATATTCGAATATTACTGTTCTGTGATTTTCTAATGTGGATAACTTTTTTTCGATCTCGGCCTGTGGATAACTTTGTTGTAAAAAAGCAACACTACTTTTTGTGCTGTTGTTTTTTTGCCACAAAAATTCCCCGAAAACCGCCCACTGGAGCCTTCCACGCCCCTAGGGTACTAAAAAAGCGCCCCGTCACGATTCGCTTCCGTCACGATTCACTCCAAGAGGCTCCGTCACGATTCGCTTTCTTGCGATTATATTCCTTCAAACTACGAATCCTATATCCTTTGTGTTTGTTTTGCTTCGCAACCAAGTTTCTGATTCGCTTCTTTGCTCTTTTTGACTTGCTATCTTGTCGTTCTTCCATATTTTAGATGCAGGTGTCTTTTTGACCCCCTTTGTGAAGGGGTCATCCTAGAATACAACTTGGTACTCGTACTCAGTAGTCCGGCGTAGTGTTATAACAGCCTCAAGGTCCTACGGTTACCTTACCCTTCACATTAACCCGGATTTATCCTCGGGGTCATACAGTCGAGTCGAGTAGTACCTTTCCAACCTGATCCAAGGAGCACCATCCTTGATATTTAATCTGTCAGGCAACAGAGGGGACTAGACCGAACAGTGGGATTCCATCCCTTAGCCAACGGCTCCAGACGGCCTGCCTTATCCAATGGACGCTCCTCAAGAAAGTGCATGAGGCATTTTTAAGCCACTGGTTATATCCCCCTTATGACTACATAGGAATGGGATGTAACTGTCTGATTCTAAAGGGGAATCCAGACTATTGACTTTATTGCTAACCCTTCTGTACACTACGTCCATGGGAAGTAGTGTAAAGGTGCCGTACAGGTTCGTCAAGTGCTCCGTGAAGGGCTGTGAAACCCTCCATGATGCTGTGTATAATTGTTGTAGTAAACACAGAAGAATCAAGGAGTTACGGACTGTTCCTATTTATACAAGGCCATCTTATGCCAAGAAGAAAAAACCAAGCAAGAAGACTACTAGACAAGATATACGTTCTGAGGAAGGAGATAGTTTACGAGAGAATGAAGACCGGATCGGTTCCGAAGGAGTACATGCTCAATCGGTGCCTGAACTACATAACCCGGATACAGGGGATAGTTCGGATCAACCCCAAACACAAGGCAAGCATACTAAGAAAGGCGTTTAAGGTATATTCTGAACTTGCTAATTTTCAATCTCCGGAAAGAATAGACTACGATGAAGACAGGGAAAAACCTCTCCACTATATTGATAACTCAAGGTCTATCACAGTTCCTTCGCCCAATATCTACAGTGGCGGACGGGGATACGCCCAAGTATCATGGGGCAAGAACTTCTCAGTCGCAAGCAAACAGACAGGCTCAGTCTGGGGAAATCAGTATTGGAACCCGAGGTCTGGTAAAAGAAATGCGCGTGGGATACTCTTAGACTTAGCAGACTCAGACTACTGGGTATTCAAGGAGAGAAAGAATGACTGACCCTATTGATAAGATGCAACGCTCAATACGAGGCATTGAGAGCGAGTGCGATCTAATATTAGATGAGATAGCTACGGAAAGAGTTTCCGGCACCCATGTCAATGAACTGGAAGCACTCATAAAACGAATTAAAGTTAGCCTGAAGGCTATGGAACAGTACACCGAGGACTTTGAGCACGGGTTTGCACACCTAGACAAGAAAACCATCGCTGAATGATGCAAGACCTCACACCAGAAATCCTAGCACCCTATATTCGGATCGAAGACGAACGATCCATCAAGCCAGCCAATGAATTTACACAGGAAGTCCTCGACCACTATCTCGTAGGCGACCATGTTACCGGGGTTATGCTGCCGTGGACCCATCTAAAGGATAAGTTCAGGCTCAGGAATGGTGAATGCACCATCGTTGGGGGGATAAACTCCAGCGGTAAGTCCCTAGTTTGTGGGCAAATACTCATAAACGCCATGGAACAAGGCGTAAAATGCCTTTCCGTGTCTCTCGAGATGTCTCCCAAGAGCCAATTGGCTAGGATGTGGAGGCAAGCCTCACTGATGGTTGAGCCTACCATGGACTTCGGCCTTGGCTTTAACAGTTGGGCTAGGAACAAACTCTACTTCTTCGACAAGCAGGGCAGCGTAGACATTGATACCCTCATGGCCGTGATCCGTTACGCCATGGACCACTACGATACACGTATGATCCTCGTAGACTCCCTGATGACAATCGCAGGGATAGCGACAGACGATTACACCACCCAGAAGAAGGTAGTCTGCCTACTGGCTGACGCCTGCCGTGAACTGGACTGCCATATCATTCTCGTCTGCCATGCACGTAAGTCCCAGAGCATCAGGGACAAGATAGACCGCTTTTCCGTCAGGGGCGCTGGAGAACTCACAGACCGGGTAGATAACGTAATGCTGCTGGGTAGGTACTACAACGAGGACAAGGAGTCTCCTGACTCGTATATGGCCGTCTCCAAGGCCAGACACTGGGACATGGCTGAATGCGAATTTGACCTCTGGCTCGACCTTCCCTCTCTCAATCTGTTGACCCATGAGCAGGAACCTCGCAAGATCGACATGGACGATGAGGAATTGGACGGGTAATGGAGATCATTTCATTAGGCGCAGGCGTCCAATCTAGTACCATGGCACTTATGGCAGCGCAGGAGGCTATTACCCCAATGCCAGACTGTGCTATTTTTGCAGATACCGGGTGGGAGCCACAGGCTGTTTACGAGTGGCTTGAATACTTAGAAGGCTCCCTGCCATTCCCAGTACACAGAGTCAGCGCGGGTGACCTTATTGAAGATGTTGAAATTCGTACTAGCAAGAAATCTGGTAAAACCTACTTAAAGAATAGCATCCCATTCTGGACCGATACAGATGGGAAGAGGGGCGCCCTCCTCAGAAAATGCACAAGGGACTACAAACTAGACCCTATACGAAAGTTACAGAGGACATTTGGAAAGGACAAGGACCAAGTTCTATGGATAGGCATATCCACAGATGAGGCGCACAGGATGAAGCCTAGTACAGAATCTTGGATAACCAACAGATTTCCTTTGATGGAACAAAGCATGTCTAGGGGAGATTGTCTCTCTTGGTTAGATAGAAACTGTTTCCCAGAACCTCCTCGCTCTGCTTGTATATTCTGTCCATATCACAGCAACCGTGAGTGGTCAAACTTAAAGAAGAATTGGCCTGAAGAATTCCAAAAAGCAGCCGAAATAGAGCATAGATTGCAAAAACTATACACCCAAGCGGAAGTGACTACAGCAGACAACATATATTTGCACGATAGTTTGTTTTCTCTTGATGAGATAGACTTTAACGAGACACAAGGCCAACTCAATCTATTCGGAAATGAATGTGAAGGAATGTGTGGGGTGTAATGGATAAGGCATGGAAAGCCTTTGAAAGAAGGGTAGCGCAGCGTACCGGAGGCGAAAGGATACCTGTAGCAGACCGGAGAACCCCTTTAGACGTAGCGCACCCCTATTTAGGCATCGAGTGCAAGTATAGACGCAAGATTTCAAAGTTTCTAAAGAATGCTATGACCCAAGCAGTAGAGGGGTCAGGTAAAGATAAGATACCCACGGTTGTATTGGGTGAGTACCACAGTTCAGAGATGTTTGCGCTAATGAGGTTAGAGGATGTGCTAGACTTGTTAGCTGCAGCAGTTAGGGAACCCGACCCCCTTATAGTGGTTGGACAAAATGGAGAACAACATGAGTAGACACATCATAAACCCCATGCACGACACGTTTGGGAGCCTCTTTGAAGAGATTTTCAACCCGTACAAACGTATGCCCGGACATCTTCCTTCGGTTATGTACGAAAACAACGTAGGGACCAAGGATAAGCCCTCAATCATAGTCAGGAGCGAACTGGTAGAGCGCAAGTTCAAAGCATGGCGTGAAGAGGATGGCTCCTACCACGAGGAACTGATAGAAGCAGATGACATGTCCGATCTTCCCAACAAACCCGAGATAACAGCATAGTGAATCTGTACGAGGATTACATAGCGGTATCTCGTTATGCTCGGTATTTACCAGAGCAGAAGCGCAGGGAAACATGGGAGGAAACCGTAGATCGGTATGTAGGGTTCTTCAATGCAAGGTTTGATTATCTACACGATGCAACCTTTGAAAGCCTACGCACTTCGATCTTGAACAAGGAAGTACTCCCATCCATGCGTGCCTTGATGACCGCTGATCCTACCCCGGGAACGGGGGCTTTGTCGCGGGACAACGTAGCCGGATATAACTGTGCCTACCTCTCAGTAGACCACGTTCGAGCATTTGACGAGGCGTTGTATATTATGCTCTGTGGTACAGGACTAGGCTTCTCTGTAGAACGTCAGTACATCTCTAAGCTGCCGGAGGTAGCAGAGGACTTCCACGACACTGATACAGTAGTGATAGTTAGGGACTCCAAATTGGGGTGGGCTAAGGCCCTCAGAGAGTTGGTTCATCTCCTCTATGCCGGACAAGTCCCCCAGATTGATACGTCTGGTGTACGTCCTGCAGGAGCACCGTTAAAAACATTCGGGGGAAGAGCCTCTGGACCAGAGCCGTTTGAGAGGATGTGCCGTCACTTCATACGCATCTTCAAGGGAGCAGAGGGGCGTAAACTAACCTCTTTAGAAATACATGACTTAATATGTTACGAAGGTCAGGCCGTAATTGTAGGGGGCGTCCGTAGAACAGCCCTCATTAGTCTGTCTAACTTTTCAGACGAGAGGATGCGTAATGCGAAAATGGGAAACTGGTACACAGAGAACAAACAAAGAGAGTTCGCTAATAACTCGATATGCTTTACCGAAAAGCCTGAAGTGGGTGCTTTCATGCGTGAATGGCTGGCTATATATGAAAGTAGGTCAGGAGAGCGGGGTATATTCAACCGTGAGGCGTGTAAAAGTATGCTCCCCGAACGGAGAGACCCAGACCATGAGTTCGGTACTAATCCATGCAGCGAAATAGTCTTACGAGGAAGTGGTCAATTTTGTAACCTCACAGAAATCGTAGCAAGAAAGGGAGACACATTACATAACCTAAAGGACAAGGTAGAACACGCAACTATACTGGGGACGATGCAATCAACCCTAACCGACTTCCGCTACCTACGAAAGATATGGAAGGACAATTGCGATGAAGAGCGATTACTTGGAGTCAGCATAACCGGAATCTATGACTGCCCCTTTTTACTCAGGTGTGATGGAGCAGCCTTAGAAGAACTCAGACAGCACGCTATCAAGGTAAATGCAGAGTGGGCCAAGAAGTTAGGCATACCCCCTTCAGCAGCCATCACCTGCGTTAAGCCTAGCGGTACGGTGAGCCAACTGGCGTCCTGTAGTTCGGGCATACATCCGGCCTACAACGATTTTTATATAAGGTCTGTACGCAATGACAAGAAGGACCCATTAGCACAAGTTATGATTGATGCGGGAGTCCCATACGAGGAAGACCAGAGCAACCCAGACAGTTGGGTGTTCAAGTTTCCCATGAAGTCCACCGGGATTACCCGAAACCAAGTAGGTGCATTAGACCAACTGGAACTATGGAAGAAGTTTGCACTATATTGGTGCGAACACAAACCAAGCATGACATGCTATGTAGGGGAAGGAGACTGGCCTGCAGTGGGTGCATGGATTTGGGACAACTTCGAGATAGTCAATGGGGTCTCATTCCTTCCGTCATCTGATGATGACCATGTTTATGAACAAGCCCCTTATAAGGATATTAGTAAATTAGAATATACTAATACAGCTAAACTTATGCCCAAGAAAATAGACTTCAAATTTGAAGAGAACGTAGACAATACAACCGCGAGTCAGGAACTAGCTTGTGCAGCAGGGGTATGTGAAATATGAAACACCAAAGATGGGAGAACAAGGGTTACCTGAAGTTTGTCAGTGAATTGCCTTGCTCTAACTGCCACCTCAAGGATGGCACCGTAGTACCTCACCACTTAAAAGGAAGATTCTCACCACTTTCAGGAGGTGCCGGAATAAAGGCGTCCGACATCTTTGTTATGCCCTTATGCTTTGAATGCCATGACAGGGTACACAACGGGGACAGAGACATATTAGATTGGCAACATCTCTTCATCATGCAGACACTAGACAAGGCTACCCAAATGGGTGTACTATCTGCAGAATACAAACCATATGAGGCTCTCATTCTATGACTGAGTCTAGGCATAACCTGAAACTAAAGAAATATCAGAAGGTATGTTGGTCGAGAAAACCTAAAGACCATTCTCCGCATCTCCATATCATAACCACACATGGATACAACGATACAGAAGATGAGTTGTTTTGTTTCTGGGCTACTGGCTGGAGACAGCTAATCTATAGATGCGACACCTTTGATTTTCAGTTTAGTCTTGGCACCAGAAAAGAATCGGATGAGACTGAATGGAAAGTAATAGACTTGGA